GTTACTTAAAGTTTGGTAGCGGTTCAACAACTCAAATGACTTTGGACAACTCAGGAAACGTTGGTATTGGCACAAGCACCCCCAACGCCTACTCTGGCTATACGTCATTGACGCTCGATCACGCAACCAACGGTGGCATCATTGACATTGAGCGTGGCGGTAATTTAATCGGTGAAATTTTCTCTTTTGACTCTAATACGTTTGCGCTCTCCGCTGTTGGTTCAAGGGCGATTAACTTTCTCACAAATAGTGCGGAGCGTATGCGTATCACATCAGCGGGATTGGTGGGTATTGGCATCAGCAGTCCAAGCAATGTTCTTCATGTTTCAGGCAATAGTTCTACTCCAGCTAAAATAAGCAGCACTGCATCTGGCGGTAGTTATGTACTGCTGAACGACGATGATAGTGGTGTATTTTTTGGTAACGAAGACGGAGAAGCTATTATCTGGACAGGCTCCTCTGAGACAGGCTCTGGTGGCGGCGAGCGTATGCGTATCGACAGCAGCGGTAACGTTGGGATTGGGACGAGTTCGCCCGCTTCTTTGTTGCATTTAGAAAGCGACACACCCGTTATCACATTGCGTGATACAAGTGCATATTCTGCTGGCACTGGGCCATACATTCAGTTTCAAGGACTAGATAGTGGTTCAACTAATCGAGTGTTTGGTCAAATTTATGGCTTGTCGAATGGTTCTAACTCTGGAGAACTTGCCTTTTACACAAGAAACAGCGGTTCAACAGCAGAAGCTATGCGCCTCACTAGTGGTGGAGATTTAGGCCTCGGAACAACGACACCGCACAGCACTGCTTGGGGTACTGTTGGTCAAGGTCGGCAGATGGAAATATCGGGTGGAACAGGAACGTCTGGCTATGGAGTCCTACATATTAGTGGCTCTGGTCAAAGTGCGACAAGCAGAACATACACTCAAGGCGTCGGAGATGGTAAGTTCTATATGGCCTATGACGCTACCGCTAACGCACATCGTATGATTACCGACAGCAACGGTTTTGTACTGATTGGTTATCTTAACAGCAACGGTTCATATAAGTTGCAAGTCAACAGCCAGATTTTTGCGACAAGTTCAACTATTGCCACATCAGACGGGCGGTATAAGGAAAACGTAACGCCCATAACTGGCGCTTTAGACTTGGTTTCTGCATTGAACCCCGTCCACTTCGATTGGATGCCTCATTCAGTTCACGACTTTGACACTGAGAACACGCAAATCGGCTTTATTGCACAAGAGGTTGAGCAAGTATTGACTGACAAGCCGTATCTCGGGTCTATCGTTAAATCAAACACCTGTGTTGTAACACCAGCGGAAAAAGATGAAGATGGAAACGTCGTTACCGAAGCGATTACAGAGGATTTTCTTGGTATTGCGGAAAGTAATCTAGTAGCGCTTCTAACTTCTGCACTGCAAGAAGCAATTACAGAAATCACAGCCCTTAAAGCTAGGGTAACAACACTAGAAGGAGCCTAAACAATGGCTGTAACATACACTTGGACTATCCAAACTTGTGAGCGTGATATCGCTACAGGTGGCATCAACGTAATTCACTGGCGCTGCACAGGCGTCGATGGTGAACACTCAGCGTCAAATTACGGTAGTGTAGGTTTAACTTACGATCCGTCCGACAGTGACTTCATTGCATACGCTGATGTAACTGAGGCACAGGCTCAAGCATGGGTCTGGGAGAACGTATCACAGACTGACACTGAGGCGGCTATCGCTGCTGATATCGACAAACAAATTAACCCAACCGAAGCCTCTGGAAACCCTTGGGCTGCATAAACGAAAGGAGATCACAATGGCTGAGAAACAAACAAACACCATTACGATTGACGATATTGAATATACTGAAGATCAACTGACAGATCAGCAAAAGGTAATGATAAATCATATCAAAGACCTTGACCGTAAGGCAGGGTCGGCTCAATTTAATCTGGATCAATTGCATGTTGGAAAGCAAGCCTTTATAAAGATGCTGGCTACATCACTTGAGGCTGAAGTTGAAGAGGCCGCTCAAGAAGCTGCGGAATAGATAAGGTAATGAAATGGCGTTTACCAAGTTACAGTTTCGTCCCGGCGTAAACAGGGAAATCACCTCCTACACCAACGAAGGAGGTTGGTTTGATTGTGACATGGTGCGCTTTCGTTTCGGCACTCCTGAAAAAATAGGAGGATGGGAAAAGTATTCCGGCACAAGCTTTTTAGGCACATGTCGGGCACTCAAGCCTTTTGTTGCGTTAGATGGCACCAGTTATTTAGGCGTCGGAACACATCTTAAATATTATATAAACGAGGGCGGAGGGTATAATGATGTTACCCCTACTCGTACAACAACTGCCGCGGGGGATGTTACATTTTCCGCGACAAATAGTTCTTCCGTGATAACGGTAACCGATGCAGACCATGGAGCGTCCAACAACGATTTTGTTACGTTTTCGGGTGCCGCGACTTTAGGCGGAAATGTAACCGCGGCTGTTTTAAACCAAGAATACCAAGTTTTTAATGTGGTAAGTAATAATACTTACGAAATTAAAGCCCGCGAAGTGGCTACGATTAGTGAAATCACCATTGACGGACAGTATTCCCCTACGCTGGTAATAGCAAACGGATCAGACACAGGCAACGGCGGCGCTAGCGTCGTGGGCACCTATCAAATTACTGTTGGTTTAAACACCACCGTAGTTGGGACAGGCTGGGGTGCAGGTATATGGTCTCGCGGAACGTGGGGATCGGGTAGTTCTTTGACTGCGGTTGGGGACACGCTTCGCATTTGGAGCCACGACAACTTTGGTGAAGACCTAATTATTAACGTTCGTAACGGTGGTATTTACTACTGGGACAAATCCACCAGTTCAGCCCCTTTTGCACCGGCAGTAGAGCTGTCTCAACTTGCAGGTGCAGACTCGACTACGCCCACCATTGCAAAGCAGGTCATGATTTCGGACCGGGATCGGCATGTTATTGTGTTTGGGTGTGATTCCCAGACAAATATCGGGGTCCAAGACCCTCTTTTAATACGGTTTTCAGACCAAGAGAACCCTCTTACGTGGTCCGCTCAAGCAACCAACACGGCGGGTGATCTACGAATCGGCACAGGTTCTGAGATAATCACGGCCCTCGAAACACGTCAACAAATCTTGGTGTTTACGGATAAATCACTTCACGCGATGCAGTATTTAGGGCCACCGTTTACTTTCGGCATCAATCTTATTTCTGAAAATATTACAATTGCCAGTCCTTTGTCTGCCGTTGCGGTGGACGACATGGTGTTTTGGATGGGTGCTGAAGAGTTTTACATGTACGGCGGGGGTGTTCAAAAGCTTCCATGCTCTGTGCGGGCGTATGTGTTTGAGGACTTTAACACGCAGCAGCAAGAAAAGGTTACGGCGGCTATTAACTCGTCTTATTCGGAAATTTGGTGGTTTTATCCATCAGCTGATTCAAGTGTTGTGAATCGGTACGTAGTTTTTAACTACGAAGAAAAAGTTTGGTATTATGGTCAAATGTCGAGAACAGCGTGGATTGACCGAGGCATTGCGCAGTATCCTATATCTGCGTCTACTGACGGATATTTGTACTACCATGAGTTTGGGGTTGATGACGGCAGTGCGAACCCACCCGCTGCAATCAACGCCTATATAGAAAGTAGTCAGATGGCTATGGGCTCTGGAGATAACTTTGTTTTTTTAAGTAAAATGATTCCTGATGTTACGTTCTCAACGTCCACGTCGGCTTCTCCGGTGGTTGATTTTACCTTTGAAACCCGCAACTTTCCGGGCGCAAATTACAGCACTGTGACCACAAGTAATGTGGCCCGCACGGCTACTGTTCCTATCGAACAATTTACAAACCAAGTTAATCTGCGCCTTCGTGGTAGGTCTTTTGCGTTTAAAATAGCCTCCGATGACACAGGTGTGGGGTGGCGTTTGGGTACGCCTCGGATAGACGTAAGACCGGATGGACGCCGATGAGTAGAGGCCTTGTACTTCCTTTCTTCCCAGTAGCTCCAACAGGCTACGATCCTGCTTACCAGATGGAAGTGGTTCGGGCCTTTTCTGTGTTTTTGGGTCAAATAAATAATCCGGGACCTTGGCAGGCCTCGGCCTTAACTCTGCCTAATTTGCAGACAGACAACTATAACCTACCTCTGGGGGGCGTGTTTCAGTATGGCGACGAGCTTCGTATTACTGTTGCAAATAAACCCTATTTGCGAGGTTCAACAGCAACGGGGGCCGTGGGTAGTGTCACGGTAACAATAACATGACGGCTGAAACAGTGATTACAATGGCCGACGGCTCAAGATGGCGACCTGCCACTAGCCGAGAGGTGGTAAGATGTGTTACATGTAGTAATGAGGTGGATACCCCTGAAGAAATTGCTTCTTATCCAGACGGGAATTGTCCTAATTGCGGTTCGTCATGGACCGGAGAAGAAAATAGAAGTACAATAATTCAGGTAACTATGCCTGACAGTATCACAGGTGGAGCGGGATAATGGCAGAAACTGCAAAAAAAATCGATGCAATGGAAGTTCCTGAGGGCGGTATTGCTGACTTTGTGATGTCTGATGAAGACGCGGAGGAGGTTTACGGCCCGGATGACGACGGAACAGAAGAGTTTGGCGATGAGGGGATTGCTCAATTTACGGCCATAACTAAAAAGATGGCGGCCATGGGCCGTGAGGGCGATGATACGATAGCTCACGTGCAGACGGGAGAATTAATTATTCCCGCAGCATTCATCGAAGAAAACCCTGAAATGAAAGAAACGATCTTTGCGTTCCTAGAACAGCAAGGCGTGGAAGACCCGGAACGCTACATTGTTGGCTCCGAGGCAAACAGCATTAACCCAGACACTGGCGCGGCAGAGTTTTTCTTTAAAAAGTTTTTTAAGAAGGTTTTTAAAGGTGTTAAAAAGGTCGTCAAAGGCGTAGTTAAAGTGGTCAAGAAGATTGCTCCCATTGTACTACCCATTGTAGGCACCATGTTTCTTGGGCCTATTTACGGCGCGGCCCTCGGATCAGGTATTGCAACGTTGATTAACGGCGGTAATATAAAAGATGCTCTTAAATCAGCCCTAATAGGTGGCGCGATGGGCGGTTTGACCGCCGGTGCTGGTAGCATGATGAGCGGTAACGGCTTTATGACGGGCGTAAGAAACGCTGCGGCTTTTGGTAACGTGTCTGCCGGTATGTCCGGAATCGGAAAAGCGCTAACAGGTGATTTCTCGGGCGCTTCTTTTGCCAACATGAGGGCTGGTCCAACAGCGCCGGGTGGTACGGCTTTTGCCGGTGCAGATATAGCCTTAGACCCAGCGTTGGCTTCGCAACAAATTGCGGGCGCTGATACGGGAGCTGGCGCAACCAACGTGGGCACGGATGCAGTAGCTGGCGCAACCAACGTGGCCGCGGACGGCGTAGCGTTGACCGCGGATCAGATCAAACAACAAGCAATAGACAAGATCAAACAACAAGCAATAGACAATATTAATACTTACAAGCCCCCGGGCTTTACCGAAAGCATTAAACAAGTGTTTACTCCAAACGACGGCGTTAGCATTGGGGAAGGCCTGAAAAATGCGTTTATGCCAAATGCGGCCGCTCCGGGAGCCAATGATTTCCTTACCGCGCAGGGGCTTACAAATGCAACCGCCACCGGATTGCAAAGGACCGCGGCAAACGAAGCTGCGGGTCAGCTAGGTGCAGGCCTTATGCGCACATACGGCCCCGCAGCATTGCTCGGAACAGCTGGTGTAGCCGCGGCGGGCGGCTTTAAGGTGGGTGATCCGGAGCCCGCAGGCGTTGTTGATCGCGACGAAGATGGAAACGTTATTACGGGTACTGATATAGTGGAAGATGACCCCTCTTCGTATATGATTGCGGACATTGGGGATAGAGTTTTAGACGCTAAAACTGGAGAATATATTACTAGAGAGGAAGCTGAGTCCCGCCGAGAGAAGGAGGCTGCTCAACTTTATCGCCCACCGGCCCAAGTTGGTGTTTTTGACCCCGCTGATCCACCGTATCGGCTCTTTTCTGCCCAAAGCACCTATCAGCCTCCCGTGAATTCCTTACAACAGACCGCGGCCCTTGACCCAAGTGCTTATTTTTTGCAGGGAAGCGTACCAGAAGGTCCGTTTGCCAGACCTTTTGTGGGGCAAACTTTGGCTGATGGTGGTCAAGTATTCCCTCGTAGGAATGGTGGAATCATGCCAGAAGAGGGCATTCCTAATCAGGACAGCGTTCGTGCCATGTTAATGCCCGGGGAATTTGTTATGACCACTGATGCGGTCAAAGGCCTTGGTAACGGCAACATGAACGAGGGCATAAAGAACATGTACTCGGTTATGCGTAACCTTGAGAACCGAGGAAGGGCGACAGCGTAATGGTCACAACGACAGAACAAATAGTCCGCGAAGCCCCGGATATTGAAGCCTACAAAATTGGGCTTCTTAAATCTGCAAAAGCTCTAGCTGACCAAGGCGTAACAATACCTCCGCAAATGGTTGCGGAGATGAGCGACCTACAGATTCGAGCCGGAGAACTCGCAGAAGCGGGCATAGGTGGTTATCAACCTTTCTTAGATCAGGCGGGTTACACGTTAGGAGATGCGCAAACCTCTATTGGTGGTGTTATGGCTGGGGCGCAGCCCTACCAAACAGAAGCCGCTAACTACATGCGATCCGGGGCCGATGCCGTACCGGAACAGATACGCGCAGCACAAGCCGGTATTACAAATGCTATCGGAGCCGGACAGGTTGCTACCGATGCCGCCTCTATGGGTCTTAGAACAGCGGCGGATAACGCAAGATTAGCGGCTCAACAATCTGGGGCCGGTGGTATTGGCGCGTATGAAGCAGCTTTAGACCGGAGCAATCAAGCGGTTCAAGGCGCTCGTGGGATTACGGGTGATGCTGCCACGGCGTTACAACAAGCCGGAGCTTTAGGAACGCAATCTGCGCAACAAGGTATTGCCGCTTTAAGCGGAACAACAGAGGCATTTGACCCGACTTCTACCGGCGCATTTATGAACCAGTACGAAGATGCGGCTGTTCAACAGGCTCTATCAGACATACAGCGTCAAGGTGATATCGCGGCCCAAGGTCAACGGGCACAAGCGGTTGGCGCAGGGGCCTTTGGCGGATCACGCCAAGGTGTTCAAGAAGCCGAAATGGCAAGAAACGTGTTGGAACAGCAAGGCCGGACTGCCGCAGGAATGCGTCAAGCGGGCTTTGAAAGCGCAGCGCAACGGGCACAAGCAGCATACGAAGCCCAACAGGGCCGAGGTCAGCAAGCGGCACAGCTTACGGGTTCACTTGGCGCACAAGGCGCACAAGCTGGAACGCAAGCAGCACAAGCGGCAGGCGCTCTAGGATTATCCGCAGAACAACTGGCGGCGCAGCAAGCGGGTCAGTTGGGACAACTTGGTCTATCGGCACAAACAGCGGCAGGTCAGCAAGGCCTATCTGCGGAGCAATTTGCAGGTCAGATGGCCTCGCAGCAAGGTCAGCTTGGCCAATCTCAGGCAACTATGGGTATGCAGGGCGCACAAGCGGCGGGCGGTTTGGGCCTACAAGGGGCAGAGTTGCGAGGCCGAATGGGCGAAGGCATTGGTGGCCTTGGGGCACAATACGGACAATTGGGCTTGGCACAGGGTGACGCGCTTGGTAATCTTGGATTACGTCAAGCGTCTCTCGGTGAGCTGGGTCAAAACATGGGTCAAAAAGAAACTGGTTTCTTATTCGATGTTGGCAAACAGTTCCAAGCGCAAAATCAAGCGGAACTAGAAGCTAACCGGCAAACAGAATTACAGAAAGCATATGAACCATATCAACGGGTATCTTTCTTGTCAGATATTTATAAAGGCGCTCCGTCGTCTCAACAAAGTATTTCGGCAACTACGGCACCTTCAGTATCGCCCGCCCAAAGTATTTTGGGACTGGGCGTAGCAGGTCTGTCGGCAGCGGCAGGCGCACAAAGAGCGGGGTTATTCGGATGATGGATAGAGGCGTAATGAGCCGACAAATGTTTGCTAATGGTGGACAAGTGCGGCAGATGCAGGCGGGAGGTTCTCCAATGATGCCCCCCGCGCCAGAACAAGCGGTGGACCTTGCCGCAGTTCCACAAATGGGGATGGTGGGAATGCCTCCGCCGGAAGTGGGAAGCATGGGCGAAGCCGAAGCAATGGGCGCTCAAGCGGGCGTCGATCCAGCTGTTTTGGAACAGATGCTAGGGCAAGTTGCGGGCCAATTCGGAGGCATCGACGAAGCGGCAGAAAACGAAGATTATGAAGGTGTAATTAACGCCATTCGAGGGGATCAAGCGCCCCTGCAAGAGCGACGAGTGGAACTGGCAGGGGTGGTTGGCGAAGAAGACGCTCAAAGCACTCCGGATTCAGTTCTAACCTTAGTTCAACCCGTCATGCAGATGGCCGCGATGGACGAAGGGATAGGGAGTTTGGCTCCCGAAGTAATGGATACTCCCGTACAAGGGGATATGGCCGGGGGCATAATGTCCACGGTAAATATGGGTGCCGAGGAGGCTCCCGTTCCAGTAAATTTTAGTCAAGGCGGCGCGGTTCAATATTTTGCACCTGAAAACGAGAATCGTGTCGCCGGTGCCCCCGACCCACGCGCCTTAGAGCTTTTTCAACAAGATAAAGCTCTTTATAACCAGCTAATAGGTGTTGGTGACCAACAAGCGGCCTATGACGAACAGAAAAAGATGACGCAAGCTCAAATGTTATTTGATATTGCGCAAGGGGCGTTGGCTTTTGCTACGCCCGGGGATCGCCAAATGAGCCCTGCGGAACGCTTGGCAGAGGTAGCTCAACCTGTGCTGGGTAATATTGGCGCACGGTCTGGCGAATTACTGAAATTTAAACAAGGGCAAGACGCAGAAAGACGCCAGTTAGATATGGCGGCGTTGCAGTCTTCTCAGACTAAATTGGGGATAGAAACACAAGCAGGAATAGATGCCGCTGCGGCGGCTACTTTAGCAGAAAGCAAATCAGTAGAAAAAGCCGCAGAATACGCTCAAGAATTATTGTTGCAAAGCAATAAGTTTTCTTTCCAACGCGAAAAAGGCGAAACAGAACAAGGATATGCTCTACGTTTGGCAAAGGATTTGAGGGAGAGTCGCGAGACACTAGCTAATCTTGAAGGAGCGAATACCGAGTCTCAAATTAGGCTTCGGAAAGAACTGGAAGCGAAAGAAGCGCGTTTAGCGGAAGCTCACGATTTAGTCCTTCAGGGCAATAAGTTTGATTTCAAGACTTCAGAACGCATGTCGTCCCAAGAATTTAAGCTTGAGTTGCAGGACGCAATTGATGCCGCTAGTGCATCACGTCAAGCTCTTGGGTTTGCAAACGATGAGAAAACTATTGCTCAACGTGCAGAGCTTGATCGACAGTTGGCAGAACTAAACAGTAGGCTACGTGTAACAGAAAAAGCGGTTGATCTGGACAATACTTTAAAAGTGGCTGGTGTTAAGAACGGTTACGAATTGGCTCAGATGGACAAAGGGCACGACTTCAACCTCGCGCTGGCAGATCACAAAGGCACAATTGCCGCCGCCGCCGCTCAAAGTCAGCAAATTGCTACGGCCGCCGAGAATGCACTTGATCGTGCGGCTCGCGAAAACTTGCAGATTACAGCGCAAAACTTCAAAGCCTTGTTGCAAGAGGACATGCAGGACTTTACCGGTAGCGAGTCTGAAAAAGATAGGTTGCTTACACGGCTTCAAAATGACGTTCTTAATGGGTTTAAAGAGCGCGGTCTGGATATTTCGCAAGGTAATCTTGATTTGGCGCTGCTTACTCAGATTGCTAACGAAAGCATGGCCGTTCGCAAGCAAGCGTTTGCAGAGGCTGAAGCTAAAGCAGACAGATTGGCTCCATCTCTTAAAGTCATAGACAACGATTTGGTGCTATTCAATCCCGAGGATAATTCGGCGGTATCGGTATTCCAAGCGGAATCCGATACCGAGCCTGTCTTTAAGGTTATTCGTAACATGAGCAATCAAACTACTCGCGTGGTAGATATTACGACAGCCCCGGGAAAAGCGGCAATTGAAGCCGCTAATAACGCGAATGCGGGCGGAACACAAAAGTTTACTGTTTCCAACATGGGGTCAGACACCGCTCCAACAGCCAAAGCCTTCGCCATCCAAGGTTTAGGAAACGTACTAAGCTACGATGGTGGAAGAACATACTTAGATGCGGGTGGTCAATCTGTAAGTATGCCAACCACGGGTGTTAACCCACTAAGCGATACGATTGCTGTCGACATTGCGGACAAACAACGACTTGCGTTAAGATCGGGTAGAGACTTGGAAGCTTTGGATGAACAACTTGGGATTGTGGCCAAGGGCGGTACGCGGGATAACCCGCAGGCACTGTCTTCCGAAGAAGCTGGGTTGATGAAAGACGCCATGGAAGCGGCCCGTAATGGTACGGGCCCGTATGCGGGATTTGCAGTATTTTTGGATAACACTTTTGGCGGATTTATCCCGCAAGCTCGTAAAGCTTTCCAAGATACGCAGTCAAATCGTCAATTCTTGCGCGGGCTTACTATTCTTACGCGGTCTGCGCTGGTTGTTAACCCGCGATTCCCGGTTGCGGAGATGGAAAAAGTTGCAGTCCTATTTGCAGACCCGGACAGGTTTTGGGCCAACCCGGAAACAGAGGCCAATAAACTTATTGAATTAAAACGTTTAGCTACTACTCAGAAAAGAGCTAACCTTCAAGCTTTAAGCGGCGGCCTTCAGGATGACAAAACACGACAGGCCGTTTTGTCAAACAACTTCGAAATAGACCGGTTATTGAACATGCTTTCAACGGTGCCTTTGCAGTCCGGACAAAAAGTAGATGGCGATACTACCAATGCCCTGCGCCAGCATATCTTTAATCAACGAGAGGGCACAAATCAACAAGGGGTCACAAATTAATGGAACCCGAAATTGTAACAGCCGACAGCAACCCCCCTAATCGTAAACCTGTGGTTTTTGACAAGCCGCAGTTTGATGCGTATGTCGCAGGGTTTTCCGGAGAAGGCCGAGACCCTTCTCAGGTGATTGCAGAAATGCTTGCCGAAGAAGTTTTGGGCTCTGGATCATACCAAGGGTTAATAAGTGGGCAATCCACCTTGTTTGATACTTTCCCCGGATTGAAGGATACGCCCCCTGCGGAAAGAGGGCTGACTAACGATCAAATAATTAATCTTTTGGCCGTAGACACTGAGGGCAACCCTATTGAAGCTGGAACGTTTTTAGAAGGCTTTGAACGTGAAATCGCGCCCGCCGCAACATCTTTAGGCGGTTTTATGTCGGGAGCAAAAATTGGTGCAAAAGTCCCCGGCCATCCCTATATAAAGGCGGGAAGTGCCTTATTAGGTGGTATTGCGGGGTCTTTGGCGGGTTACAAAGGCGGAGAACTATTAACGGATAAGCTAATTGGCCCTGAAAGCCCTATGCTCCCCAGTCAAACCGCGGCGTATGAATCTGGAAAAACGGCTGCCGGAGTGTTGGGATGGCTTCCATTCCCATTTATGATTTCTAAAAACGTAGGCGTAGGAACGGCTGAGTTTGTCAAAAATTTAACCGAGAAAGGTCTAAATCCTTCTCGGTCAACCCGTCTGCTCCAAGGAGCGCAAAACCTTCTTTCCAAAACAGGCACCACGGCCCGCGCCGCACCCATTCCTTTCCTTACCGCGGAAGCGATCTCAGGCGTCGGTCAAGTTGGTGGCGCGAGTTTTTCTGAAACGTATTTTCAGGGCAACCCGTTAGCTCGTATTTTCTTTGAGGGCGTGGGCGGCGTAGGCGCAACTGTCGGGGCCAGTCCAATGGTTCCCGTTGTAAAACATTATGACAAAATTCTACCAGCTTTGAAGAGAGTAAAACAAACTTATGAACAGGGAGGGGCAAGTGCCGTTTTGTCCCCTTTAAAGGCTAAACGCCAACAAAAAGCTGTGGAACGGATTGTAGATATTCTTGAGGCCGAGGGCGAAGACTTAGAAGCCGTAATCGCAAGATTGGCGGGAGATGATCTAGGTGAACTTCTCATTGGAGAAGATGGTAAACCGATTCCTTTGACTGCGGGGGCCAAAGGTGGTTCTCCCGCACTGTTGGCTATCGAAGCTTCCCTAGAGCAATTAGGTAGTGGCCTGTCTGCGGAAAGAACCGCAGGCTCAAAGGCGTCTATAAAAGCTTTGAGAAACGTTATTTTAGCCATGGCACAAACAGGTGACCAAGACGCTATTCAAACCGCCGCTGATCTAGCCGAGGGCGTATTTAGCGCCCAGCTAAACGAACGGATGGCCTTTGCAACCGATAATGTGATGAGTGCTTTCTCGCAGGTTTCTGGAGATGAAACCAGCAACATTCAGCTTTCAGAAAAACTATTCGACATAATTACAAATCAACTGTATCAAGCTCGGACTAAAGAAAAAATCCTATGGGAGGCCGTTCCCGAAATTGACATAACCTCCTTTGCAGACGAGGCCGGAGAATCTACCAATGTTCCCGGTTTTATACGAGCATGGAATCGGCTCCGCGGTGTAACTCCAGAAATGCAGGAAGAGATTGAAGCCAACCTGCCTGCTTTGCAAAAGTTTGTTACAAGAAAAACAGATGAATTAGGATTAGGCGGACCCGCTCCGGTTTCTGCAGAATTACGGACGGCTCAGAAACGAGCCACAGAAGCGGTAAACAAACTTGCCGGAACAACATACGAAAACCGGGTAAGTAGCATTGTAGACACGATGACTGGCGAGGGTGCAACGCAACAAGAGATTTTAACTCGCCTTAGACAAGAAGCAAGCGCGTCTCGGGGGCGGATGTCCACACCGCGCACTCGTCAATTGGCGGATGCTCTGGATAAAACCGCAGACCTGATGGTTATGCAGGGAAATCAGCCTACAGTTGATGGCTCTGGCGTCGTAACCGCCCCACTTACTACTAAAGAACTTACGGAACTTCGCGGAATGGCCTTAAAATACGTTCGTCAATTTTCCTCTGGAGAAAACCCCGACTACAACATGGCGCGAATTGCTTCTGATATGGCCGGTGCGATGTTCGATGATCTGACCGGAGTTGACTTAGGCCCTTCTGCCGACAATTACCGTTTTCAATATGACACCGCGAGAGCTTATTCTCGCGCTTTTAACGACACCTTCACTCGTGCTTTTGCAGGCGAGGCTACAAAAACAAAAGGCTCGGGAGCCGCGAGCATGGGACCAGAGCTTTTGGCTCGTCGTATTCTACAGGGTGGAAACGATCCAGCATACTTACGGTTAGAACAAATCAATGACATTGGCATGTTTGCCGTAGAAGAAGGTTTAGCCGACGCGGAAACAACCGTTGGTACTCTTCGGGGAGTTACCGAGCAAATTCTTCGTAACGCTAGATCGGAAGCCTTTGACCCTAACACGGGTCAAGTTAATCCAGACGCTTTGGCTAAATGGGTAGCAAAAAACTCAGACGTGTTAGATCAGTTCCCTGCACTAAAATTTGACCTTCAAAACGCAGAAAGTGCAAATGTTCTTCTTAAAGAAACCTCTGTAATTAACCAGAAACGACAAGCGGAAGAACTGGCACAACTTAGCTTCTACGACCTTATGAACCCTGTTGTCAGCGACACGGGCCGCAGGGTCTACGGTACAGAAAGTCCTACTACCGCCATAGCCCGAGCTATTAACACAAAGGCACCTATCAAAGGATTAAACAGACTTTTGGAAGTTGTTAAAAACGCTCCAGAAGACATGCAAGAACAAGCGATGACAGGTCTTAAATCCTCTATTTTGGAATGGGCCGCAACAAAAGCTGGCGGCAGTCACTCCGGAACGTTTAGCCCTAGTTCTCTGTATGATGACATGTTCCGACCTATCAAAGGGGCTTCTGGCCGCGTATCTTTGGTAGACTGGATGAAAGAAAACAAGGTCATGAACGAGGCCGAGCTTTCTAACTTAAAAACTTATTTATCTGAAATGGTTCGTTTTGAAGCGTCGGAAAAAGCGGGTGACATTGGAGAGCTTGTTGATCGGGCTGGTCCTTTGTTTGATTTCTACTTAGGAATTACTGGATCGGCGCTCGGTACTCGCGCACAACGGCTCGTGACTGGTGGTCAAAGTGGCCCCGGCGCTCTTATCGCTGCCGGACAAGGTGCTGAAACCATGCGCCGTATTTTCAACGACATTCCTGCCGCGCTTCAAACAGATGTTATGTCTGAGCTTATGTCCAACCCGCCGCTTCTCGCTGCAATGATGAGAAAGCCTCGGGGAGATAAGGAACGTATTCGTGTGGCCGAGCGTATTGGCAATATGTTAAAAGACTTGGGTTTCTCTCCGATACGTCGAGAACTTCCCGCCGTGCCTCGCGAAATAGATGAAGAAATGGAAAAAGAAACAGTACCCTTACCACCTTCAACCCAACAAGGGTCTTTGAATACCGTACCGGTGGGATCTCCCACCCAACAAACCGGTATGGTTACTCAGCCTAGTCCTGTCCGGCAGGCCGTTGCGCCTCCTCAACAGGCACCTGTACAAACCTCCGGCCCGGTGGATAGGACTAGGTACGCCGCTTTGTTTCCAAATGATTCGGCAACACAGTTGATGAAAAGTGGTATTGGAAGTTTAGGAGCGTAAAACATGTCAATTGTACGATACGCGGAATCGGTCTTATACGACCCCCGAGGATATTACGGTGGTGGTGTAGGGGAGCAATTAATAAAAGACGGCGCGGGATCGTCCGGGTTTCAAGCGGGGGATGTTAGTTTATCCGGGGGAGCAGGTTTTAGTTCTACGGCTATGGGCCATGGCGATAGTACAGCAGTTCGAAATTATGCGGAAGGTGGTATGATATCCACCCCCTATGCCAACTCAATAACCCCAGATAGACTTCAACCTTCTCCAAAAGCAGGCGGTAAAATTGTAGTTGATTATATTTCAACCGCAGGTCCAATGATGCCATTGATGGAAGACCCCTCAATTATGAATCCGGAACCGCAACAGCGCCCGATGCAAGGCGTTGGGGGTTTGTTCCAGCAACAAAACCAGCTTGGCCGTGAAATGGCTGACTTGCGGGGTTCTCCCCTACAAAACTATCAAGACTATTTAATGGGTACTTATGGACAGAAAGCCGCGCAAACCGTGCAGGAAGCTGCGCAAAGGGACGTGGAGCATTTTGTGCAGTTGGTTGACGAAGCCGAGCGGGCTCATTTTGGGGCCGAAGAAAGCTTTGGTTTTGGTGGTGGACAGATGCACCTTGACAGCATGTCTCAATTTACGGACCCTGAGACTATGGGACAACTTGAGGAAACCCGTGATTACGTCTCAATTATTCACGAGCCGCTGCCCTATGGTGTTGGTGAAAGACTTTTTAAAGAAGGAGGTGCCGTAACCAAACCAGCTACCTCTGAACAGCTTATCGCCGTAAGACAAAAAATAATGAATGATTATGGGTTTGACCCCATAGACCTAGCTCTTGAACAAAACGTTGATCCAGAGTTAGTTCTGCGTGTCATATATCAAGAGAATAAAGGCCGTCAGGGACCCGTTAGTGAAAAAGGCGCAATAGGGTTAATGCAGCTTATGCCCGGAACGGCAAAAGAATTGGGTGTAGACCCTAACGATCCAAAACAAAACGTGATTGGCGGGATTAGGTATCTCAAGCAACAGCTACAGGACTTTGGTACGGTGCCCTTGGCCCTTGCAGCATATAACGCGGGCCCCGGAAGTGTGCGCAAATACAACGGAATACCTCCTTTTGAGGAAACCCGTGATTACGTCTCAATTATTCACGGTGCGCCTAGGGATGAAATATTACCCGCAATGGGAGACTTCTTTCAACTGACAGAAAACTCCGCCCCTGTAGGAAAACCACGGGTCCGGCCCGAGGGTATTGACCAACCGGGGTTTGCCCCTGCCGCACAAACAATAAGTGAATACCTTATGATGCCTCAAGAGCCTGAAGTTGTAGAGCAGGTTCTCGTGCCAAAAATAAAACCACGACTGCGACCAGAGGCTTCAAACGAAAATGTCTTTAAGCAGTATGCGGCGTATGATTATGAACAAGAGCTGCCCAGCCCGTTTGCAACGGGCGAGGAAAACCAGTCTTTCGCAGAAGGTGGCGCAGTTCCGTAAAAACCCTCACCGCAACCAATCTTTAGCATCTTCCCCTAGAACTTGACCTGCAATATCGATCTTGCTTCGCAGGGCCTGTAGTATCTTCTCATCGATAGTGTCGGGCGAAACCATGTCAATATAGGTGACCTTGTTGCCTTGTCCTATTCTATGCGCTCGGTCCTCCGATTGCAGTCTAATTTCTAAGTCATAACTGTTTGAAAAGTAAATTACGGTGTTAGCGGCAGTTAGCGTAATCCCGTAGCCCCCGGTCCGCGGCTGACCGACAAAGAAGCGCAGCGGATCAGACTTATCTTGGAAGCGTGTAACAATATCTTGTCGTTCGTCCTGCGGTGTACCTCCGTAATACGTGGCAACCGAGTCTTCTCCAAAACGCTCCTTTATGGCCTCTTCGATGCGCAATATGTCATGCGTGTAAGTGGCCCAGATTATGGCTTTGCCATGCACCTCGTCTGTAAGGTCTAACAGTTCTCTCAGTCTGTTACTCTTCACAGGTTCTATCTCACCCTCATCTGGCTGCAAAAACCCGCAACATATTTGTTGAAGACGCATTATCTGCGTAAGAACGCTCGCCGTCGTTGCAAGCTCCCCGCTTTCTAATTTAGCTAGAGCCAGCTTCTTCATTTGGGTGTACAGTTTCTTTTGCTCTGGCGTAAGTTCTATCTCCCGCCGCACATAAACCTTCTCAGGAAGGTCCAAACAATCCTGCTTCAAAACTCTATTGCTAAACAGGTCTAACTTTTCAGAAAGTTCGTCTAATCGTCGGTAACCCACGATTTGCTGAAAACTGCGGTGCCCCATTGTGCGTTGTTGGATGTTTGCGTACCGCGATTGGAACGCGAAGTAGCTGTTGAAACCCAGAGCCTTGTTACGCAGGAAGTCGCACTGACTAAATAAATCCATAGGGCTTTTAGTAATAGGAGAACCTGTCAGGATGCGTCGGTACTTAGAATACTCTTGTAGCTTTACAATGTTCTTTGTCCGGGCCGCCTTGCGGTTCTTGATTGTGGTACTTTCGTCTACAATTACGATGTTGTCCGGGTTTTGATATAGAAACGCGAGAGCGGCCTCCGTCCCACGGCTCGTGGAAAACGCTTCTACGTTCATAACAAACACTTTAATTCCGTTAAAATCACTAACAATAAAATCGGTTAATCTTTTTTCTAAGTTTTTTGTTCTGGCCGGAGACCATCTCATTATATCGCGCTGGATTCGATCTGGTAAATGCGCAGGTATTTCATTTTTAACCCAGTTGTCATAAACTCCTTTAGGGGCCACAACTAACGCTGCATTTATCTTGCCAGCCTCAAAAAGAATCGCCATGGTATCTATGGCTACTTTTGTTTTTCCTGTTCCCATCTCCATGAACAGAGCATAATACTCCTCGGCCCACGAAGCTTCTAAGGCGGTTCTTTGGTGGTCATAAGGGTTAGTTTTGTATTCAAATCCACGCATTTTAAATTCCCTAAATACTGCTTGACAAGAGCGGAGTATACGATATTATCCGTATTTGTCAAGGCCCGACAGGTGCCTTTAACCACGAAGGAGACTCGAAATGAGTAATGACGTACTAAAAATGATGGAAGAAGACTTTGAGGACACTATCGCCTCATCCGTCGAAAAGATAGATCAACAAGGCCTCAAAACCGTGGCTGAGTTGGCTCGACATATCCGCGATGAAGAAGAATATATTTCATCTCTTGAGAGCGATCTGAAGAGTGCGAAGAAAAAACTTCTGAAGATGACGGATGAAGACATGCCTGCAATGCTTGCCGAAGTCGGTATATCTTCGTTTGCCTTAGATGACGGTTCTACCGTTGAGGTCAAACAAACGTATGGAGCCTCCATACTGGTAAACAATCGTCCGCAAGCCTACGACTGGCTACGCGATAACGGGTATGATGACATTATTAAGAATACTGTCTTGTGCCAGTTTGGCCGTGGTGAGGACGATAAAGCCAACGCTTTTTCAGCATTTGCTGAACAAGAAGGTTTTGTGCCTACGCAGAAAACCGAAATTCACCCGCAGACGCTTCGTGCGTTTGTTAAAGAGCGGTGCGAGGCAGGAGAAGAGTTTCCGATGGAATTATTCGGAGCTTACGTCGGTCAACGTGCAGTCATAAAGAGAGGAAAATAATATGGCACAGTCAAAACAAGTGGCTACAAAAGAAGAAACAGGTGTTGCGGAGTTCAACCCTGCGATGTTTGAACAAGATGCCGGAGACGGTCTTCAGGATTTGGGGCAAGAAGATTTAGCCCTGCCGTTTCTGAAAGTCCTGTCCGGTAACGATCCTGTGTTGGACGTGAACGAAGATGCCCGTAAAGGAGATATCTATAACACTGTCACAGGGGCCCTTTACAAGGGCAAAACGGGTATTCGGGTCATACCGTGCGCGTATCAACGTCGCTTCATCCAGTGGGCCCCACGGGGCGTGGGAAGCGGTGCCCCGACCGCGATCTACGAACCTCACGAAGAGCGGCCAAAGGTTGAGCGGTCCAAAGATGACAACAAAGATTATGTGATGGATGGCTCCGGTGAATACATCGAAGAAACGCACCAGCACTTTGTTATCTTGCTCGCGGAAGACGGCTCAATGGAAACAGCCTTGATTGCAATGAAATCTACGCAGCTTAAAAAGTCGCGTAAATGGAACAGCATCATGGCGTCACGATCAATGATGGGATCGAAAGGACCCTTCACACCACCGCGTTTCGCTTACATCTACGACCTTAAAACAGTTGGGGAAGAAAACTCCAAGGGTTCGTGGCATGGTTGGGAAATGTCTGTCGAGGGTCCTGTGTCAGAGGCACATATGTACACTCGCGCAAAAGACTTTGCAACAAGCATCACCGCGGGTGACGTTGTTGTGAAACACTCGGATGGAGAAGAACCTGCACAAACGGAAAACGATAAAGACATACCGTTTTAAGTAGTGTTCGCGGCGGGGTAATTGTGCCCCGCCGTTTTCTTTCGAGTGGGGGCAATAATGTCAGCAGAAAAGTTTATGGCCATCTTCGATGGTTTGAAGGAAGCATACGGCTACTTCAAAATAGAAAATACAGGGGCAAACGGTAAGGCCAAGGGCAAAGCGGGCATTCTTAGAGAACCACGCGACGAAAAACTTTGGGACAATCACCTCTCAGGGGCAGGAGCCGGGCTAGGTATCATCCCCATCAATGAAGACAACTGTTGCAAATGGGGCTGCATTGATATCGATCAGTACCCTTTGGATCATAAAATACTTGTCGATAAAATACGCAGGTTAAAAATACCGATGGTGGTTTGCCGATCTAAGTCGGGCGGAGCGCACTGCTTCCTGTTCTCCAGCGGTTGGACAGAGGCCAAGGACATGCAGAAGGCCCTGCAATCAATAGCCGCGGCCCTCGGATACGGCGAGAGCGAGATATTTCCAAAGCAAATAAAGCTGCACCTTGATCGTGGAGACGTAGGCAACTTCTTAAACCTACCATACTACGACCATGAGAACGGATTGCGCTACGCGTTTTTGGACGATGGCACGTCTGCCACCTTAGATGAATTTATAGAACTATACGAGAAACATGTACAAACTCCGGAACAAATCGTTAAGCTTCAAGTAGTAGGGGGCGGCGAAACCGACCTACTAAAAGACGGTCCGCCTTGTCTACAGATACTGTGCAAAGCAGGTATTAGTGAAGGAGGACGTAATAATGGTCTGTTCAACATTGGCGTGTACTTACGAAAGGCATATCCAGATAGCTGGGAGTCCGAAATACTCCGCTTCAACATGGAGTACATTTCTCCGCCACTACCACTGTCGGAGGTAAACGTTGTTGCCAAACAAGTAGAGCGGAAAGATTATGCATACAAATGTTCTGATGCACCGATCAATTCGCACTGCAACAAAGACCTATGTCGGACACGTAAGTTCGGCATAGGAGCCGCCGTAGCCGGGGCCACAATCGCAAACCTCCGCAAGTATAACTCTACTCCCCCGGTCTGGTTTATGGACGTTAACGGCGAGCCTCTGGAAATGGACACAGACGCTCTTATGAACCAGCCCACCTTTCAAAAAGCCTGCATGGAACAACTTAACTTCATGCCACGCTCCGTTGCCAAGCAACAATGGGAAAGCCGCATTAGCACATTGTTGAGCGAGATGAAGGATAACGAGAGCGCTATCATTGAAGTCGCGCAGGATGCCAGCATAAGCGGACAGTTCTACGATTATTTGGAAGAGTTTTGCGCCCACCTACAGGTTGCGCAGGATAAAGAGGAAATCTTACTTCGTAAGCCTTGGACAGATGAAGAGGTAAACACCACTTACTTCCGGCTCAAAGACTTTGAGAACTTCCTGAAAAAGAATAAATTCTTTGAATATAAATCCCACCGAATAGCTCAACGCCTACGCGACATAAACGGAAGCAGCCTTGTCATGAAGATAAAGGGACGTGCCGTGCGCGTATGGCAGATACCTTCGTTTGACAACGTTGATATTGATATTGATCCACCCAAGTTTGGTTCACAGCAAGAGGCTCCATTCTAATGTCAAACGTACTTAAAGCCGTCCGCAACGCTGAGATAGTTCGTCTAATCGACGAGCAACACGTGACCATGACCGCTGTCGCAAAGTGGTTTGGCATTTCAAAGCAGCGTGTTCAACAAATCTACAAAAAGGCTAAAGCAGAAGATGTTTAGAATATTTGGACCGCCCGGAACAGGTAAAACAACCACACTTCTCAACATGGTTGACGAGGCCTTGGAGAACGGAACATCTCCCCACCGCATTGCTTTTCTAGCATTTACTCGCAAGGCGGCAAACGAAGCCAAAGAACGGGCGGCAGAACGTTTCGGTCTGGACCCCAAGAAAGACTTGGTTCACTTCCGCACCCTACACTCGCTGGCTTTGACGATGACGGACATACGCCCAGAACAGGTAATGCAGGAGGATAATTACAAAGAGCTTAGTAAAAAGATTGGCATATCGCTGGGCGGGGCAAAGAACACCAGCTTTGACGATGACGTGCCGTCTATGGTTTCGAGTAACGATCCTATTTTGGGGATAATTAACCTCGCAAGGTTACGCAAGGTAAAGCTTCGGGATCAGTACAACATCAGCAGCCTTGAAGCCGATTGGAATACCGTCAACTATGTCGATAAATGCTTGAAAGAATATAAGGAAAAAATCGGGGTCTACGATTTTACGGACATGCTAGAACAGTTTGTATCAGGTGAGAACAATTACTGCCCGCAATTTGATCTGTGCTTTTTAGATGAAGCGCAGGACCTGTCCCCCCTACAATGGGACATTGCCCACATATTAGATGAAAACTCTAAACGCATGTACTGCGCGGGAGACGATGACCAAGCCATTTACCGTTGGGCAGGCGCAGACGTAGACCACTTTATAAACCTACCCGGCGGCTCTGAAACCCTTTCGCAGTCATACCGCGTTCCAAAAACTGTTCATAGTCTGGCGGAGAATGTCGTGCGCCGCATCACGCGGAGGTTCCCGAAAAGATATGATCCAAAACCCGACCGAGGCAATGTGGCGCGGATCAATCATATAAGTTCGCTCGACATGGCGCAAGGCTCTTGGCTAATTCTTTCTCAAGCCGGTTATCAACTGCAACCTGTTGCTAGTGACCTGAAATCAAACGGTTATTTGTTTACTTATCGCGGCCATCGGTCCATTAGCGAAAAAGTATCTGATGCGGTTAATGGTTGGGAGCAAATGCGGAAAGGCAAAGAAATCTCTGGAGAGGTAGCCCGCAAGATATACAGCTACATGTCTACCGGAAACCGCATAACGCGAGGATATAAAAAGCTTCGAGACTTAGATGACCAAGACATGGTGACCATAGAAGAGTTAATCAGTAACCACGGCCTACTTGCCAATGACAGCATGATTTGGTCCGAAGCTATGGATAAGATGCCCGAGACTGACCGGGCATATGTCACGGCCCTGCTACGTCGGGGCGAGAAGTTTAACGGCATACCCCGTATTACAGCCTCCACGATCCACGGATCAAAGGGCGGCGAGGCGGACAACGTTGTACTGTTCACGGACCTAAGTGCGGCTGCCGATAATGATATGCAAATTAACCCTGATGATATGCACCGAGTTTTTTATGTCGGCGTTACGCGTACCCGGCAGAATTTGTATATTGTTGAACCCGAAGACGCGACAAGGAGCTATGACCTATGACAGAAGCCCTTTCAGAACAACAGCGGTTCGAATTTATCGAAGCTGAGATAGACCGCGCCTATGTCCACGCGGATGATGAGTGGAAGCAGGAATATTACCAGAACGCTGCCAAATATTTATCGGAACACCAGTTCGTGGAAGGTGGCAAAATCTGTGCTTTTTGTAGAGCGCAGGGTATGTCGGACCCCCACCATCACAATGTTTGGGGCGCAATGATGGCGTCTCTTCGGAAGTTGGGGTGGGTTGAAAAGGTTGGGATGGTGCGTCCTACTACACGGCACACGCACATTAACGAAGTGTGCCAATGGGAAAGTAAATTGTTTAAAGGAGAGAAGTCTTGAAAAAGATGACATGGGATGACTGGAAAGCGCACGAAGAAGCCAAACGCAAGGAATACGAAGAGATGGGCGTGACCGATCTTAACGCAGTGCGGGCAGAAAAGATGTGGAACGATCCCACAGTAAAAGATGAGGACCTGCCTGCCGCTCGGTTCGAATACGATCCCGAATTAAAAGAAATGGTTTTTGTTGGTTACAGTAATGAGGTGAAACATTGAAACGAGATGAAGATTTTAATTTAAAGGTAACTGTTCGCAATGGGAGGTTACTTCGTGCGATACGTGAGCGTTATTCTTCTGTTGCGGACATGTGCCGAAAGATGGGTCGTTCGCAACAGACGGTAAATAAGTTAATTACGATGAAGGCGGTTCCGTATAATTCTAAGGGTTGGTCGGATTTAGCTTTGGACATTGCGGGGATGGTTGGCCGGGATCCGGAGGATTTGTGGCCGAATCACATGCGTGAGCTTTCTTTGCGGAAGTCTACCTCTGAGGTTAATCTTGATTTGGACGACGTGAAGAAGTTGGTTCAGGAGGGTTCGTCGGAAAAGACTATTTCGCAGTTGAGTGCAATAAATCATTTTGCTCAGAAACTGACTCCTCGGGAGCGGGATGTTTTAGCTCGGCGGTTTGCGCATGACCAGAGTTTGGAAGAGTGCGCTGCATCTTTGAGGGTTTCCCGAGATAGGGTTCGTCAGATAGAGGCTAAGGCTCTTCGGAAAATGCGCAAGGTTGCGTCCGATCTTGGGTATATGGATGTTAAGAACCCTACACGGGAGCCGTACAATTGGGAAACGAAGAGGGGTTTCCGCTGGGGGTCGGACCGGGATTTTGGCGTGAAACTTGAATTATCTCTTAAACCTCTTGGTCAAGATTTATTGGAGGATTAAATGAAACGTGTTAGAGGAAATCCCTCCGTCCGTAGGATTAAACTGAATCAATATGCACTTGATCTGCGGTTGTCCGGAAAAAAATACCGAGAAGTTGCAAAGGCGCTGGGAGGCGTCTCTTTAGAACGTGCAAGACAGCGTGTCGCCGCGGGGCGCAGGGAAGCAGGACGGGTGAATCGTCATAAGAACGCCACAACTATTGGAGATTTAATGTTGTCGGTACAACTCAGTAGCGGGTTAAAATCTTACGGAGCCGACAGCATGACGTTTGAGGAGTTCATAGATACAACAACCCCCCGATGGTACAGAGAGGTGTATGGCATAGGCCACGCCTTCTCGGAGGAGTTGTTGAAGGCGCTTCGTGAAAAGGGAGTGTCCGAGCATAAGATTAAGGCGTGGAAAAAAAGAAAAGGCCGGGTATTTAAAACATGAAACGAGATGAAGTGCTGGATGCAGCAAAATCCCTGATTAACGGGGACCGGGCCAAAGATTACGGCGATGCTTACGATAATCATGCTCGTATCGCGGATGGTTGGAACGTCATCATACGCGGGGCTCTTACAAGTCACGGTTATGTAACCCCGTCCCACGTCACGTTGATGATGGACTGGGTTAAAACAAGTCGTTTGTTAGAAACAATAGACCATGAGGATTCATGGATAGATAAAGCCGGATACACCGGTTTGGGAGCGGAATTCGTCGAGCGAGATGCCCGCCCCGTAAATAAAATCATTGAGGAAATAAATAATGGCAAATCTACAAATGGCAATGTTCGCTCCAAAAAGTGAATGGGTTCCGCCCCTTGAGCTTCCAGATATTACGGGCACATCAAAGATTGCAATTGATGTCGAAACCCGGGACCCTAACCTAAAAAGAAATGGGCCCGGGTGGCCCACCGGGGACGGGGAAGTCGTAGGATATGCCGTAGCAGTTGACGGGTGGTCAGGTTACATTCCGATACGGCACTTTGGCGGCGGTAATCTGGACGAAAAACAAGTCAACAAATGGCTGCGCAAAGTGTTCGAATGCCCTGCCGATAAGATCATGCACAACGCTCAATACGACTTGGGCTGGATCAAACAAATGGGCTTCACGGTCAACGGCCGCATAATCGATACAATGCTTGTAGCCTCCTTGCTTGATGAGAACAGGTTTAGTTACAGCCTTAACGCTCTAGCTTACGAGCATTTAGGCAAAACCAAATCAGAAAAGGCGCTGGTTGAAGCCGCTCGGGAGTTTGGTGTCGATCCGAAAGCCGAGATGTGGAAGATGCCCGCCATGTATGTTGGCCCGTATGCCGAAGTGGATGCCGTTCTTACGCTGGAGCTTTGGAATTACTTTTCCACAAAGTTAGGTAAAGAAGACCTCTGGGACATAGCTAACACAGAACTCGACCTCCTGCCGTGCCTCGTTGATATGACCATGCGGGGTGTCCGCATTGACGTGAACCGTGTTGAACGCACAAAAGACATGCTGCTCAAGCGCGAAAAGGAAGTGATGAAAGAAATAAAACGCATCACGGGAAGCGACGTAGAAATATGGGCGGCACAGTCCCTCTCAAAAGCTTTTGATAAGCTGAACGTAACTTATCCAAAAACAGAAAAAGGTGCGCCCTCGTTTACAAAACACTTCTTACAGGAGCATTCGCACCCCGTTTCCAAGCTGATTGTTGAAGCGCGGAACCTGAACAAAACGTCAGGCACCTTTATCAACACAATCATGAAGCATTGCCGTGCAGATGGACGCATACATTCGCACATAAACCAGATCAGATCAGACGATGGGGGTACAGTATCGGGGCGCATATCCATGTCGAACCCCAACCTCCAACAAATCCCGGCCCGCGATCCAGAACTAGGTCCCATGATCCGCAGTCTGTTCCTGCCAGAAGAAGGCGACCAGTGGGCGGCCATCGATTACTCGCAGCAAGAACCACGCATCTTGGTTCACTACGCACATGTTTATGGCAAAACACGCGGCATTCCTCTAGAAGGGGCGGCCGAGTTTGTCGAAGCATACAACACGGACCCCGAAACAGACTTCCATACCATGGTTGCCGAGATGACAAACATTCCACGTAAGCAGGCTAAGACCATTAACCTCGGTCTGATGTATGGCATGGGCGTAAACAAGATGGCTGAGAGCTTGGACATTCCTGTCGAAGAAGCCAAAAAACTGGTCAAGCAGTACCATACTCGTGTCCCGTTCGTAAAAGGCCTGATGACTGGCGTCATGAACAGGTTAAACGAGAAATCGTCGGCAGGCGCTCTGCGCTCATTGGGGGGACGTAAG